AGTGGCTGTAGATACCAACTTAGGATTGTCAGACAGATTAGGTATACCTCAATCAACATCTATCACTTGCGTTAAACCATCAGGCACAGTCTCCCAGCTAGTGGATTCTGCGTCAGGCATACATGCAAGACATTCAGCCTACTACATAAGAACTGTAAGAGGAGATAAGAAAGACCCTCTAACTAATTTTATGATAGATCAGGGCATACCTCACGAGGATGATTTGATGCAACCACAAAGCACTGTTGTGTTTTCATTTCCTATGAAATCGCCAGAATCTGCGGTTTTGAGAGACGATGTAGATGCTGTGACACAATTAGAAACATGGAAAACTTACCAAGAACATTGGTGCGAACATAAACCTTCAGTTACTATAACTGTTAAAGAAGATGAATGGTTTGATGTTGGAGCATGGGTGTTCAATAACTTTAAAGATGTGGCAGGGGTGTCGTTTTTACCTCATTCTGATCACACTTATAAGCAGGCACCATACCAAGAGATAACTAAAAAAGAGTATGATGCTTTGATTAAACAGATGCCAACCAATGTGGATTGGACATTACTTTCTAACTACGAACAAGAGGACAATACAAAAGGCATGCAGGAGTTGGCGTGTACAGCAGATGCCTGTGAGATTGTAGACATAACATGATATCATTACTAGGTAGCCTTCTCGGATTTGGAACTTCCAGTATTCCCATGATAATGGGATTCTTCGAGAAGAAACAGGCTAACAAACAAGAACTTTTGATGCTTGAAGCTAAGGCTAAGTACGCATCAGAATTAAGTAAATTAAAATTACAAGAAATGGATGCTCAGGCAGACATAGAAGAAGTGAAAGGTTTGTATAAACATGCTGAGTCCCTAGCACAAGCAAACAAATCTACATTTGTATCTGCTTTACAAGCGTCAGTGAGACCAGTTATAACCTACGCCTTCTTTACTGTATTTGCATTTGTTAAAGTTACCTATGTAGTAATGGCAGTGAGAAGCGGAACAGAAGTATTACCTGCTATCTTGGAAGCATGGGATTCTGAAAGTCAAACCATTTTTGCCGCTATCATTAGTTTCTGGTTTGGGAATCGTTTATTTAAAGCGAGGGCTAAATAATGGCTGGCATAAGTTTTCAAAAATCTCCAGAAAAAGCTACTACTCCTCTTTTTCCATTTGGACCTATGATGATGCATAGTAAACTGCCTATGGATTTAGTAAGACGATTAAATAAATATGCAAATAAAACTATAAAGGATGAAAAGAAATCTAAAGAGTTAGACCATTCAGATCATCTTGTAGGTAAGCTTAAACAGGAGTTTTTAATTGATTCTACAGAATTAACTAAACACACTGATATTTTTAATCAGCTTGTAGCTAACTTTATTCAAACAGAGCTGTCGAGACATTTTAAACAATTTTCGGCTGGTACAGGTTTTAGCATAAATTATAATTCTGCATGGATTGTTCGTCAGTTTGCTGGTGAGTTTAATCCTGCACATATACATACAGAGTGTGATTTGTCTTGTGTAGGGTATTTAAAATTACCACCTGAGATAGATAAAGAATGGGAAGAAGATTACAAAGATCACTACCCTTGTAAAGGTCACATAGAATTTTTACATGGTTCTTCTGGAAAAATGCATACACATAATTTTCTTGTTAAGCCTAGTGTAGGAGATTTTTTTATTTTTCCTGCTGATTTGATTCATATGGTTTATCCTTTTGATTCTGATGGTGAAAGACGATCTTTTAGTATGAATATAAGTATTAAACAACATGCTTTAGACGAAAAGGGCAATCCTGTAGAAACTATAAGAGAACGCCAAGACGACTTAGCCCATAAAGCTAAAAAATGGAAACTTGATAATTTGAGTAAATAGCAGTATACTGTTCCAACCTTTTTAGGAGAAAAACATGGAACCACAAATAATAGCACTACTTTTAAGTAGGGAAAACTTTGAAAAGGCAAAAGCCTTAGTTACCAAAGATATGTTTGATAAGAAATACAAAACTATCTTTGATGCGATAATGCACTACCATACTAAGTATGAGGGAGACTTATCGAAAGACAATTTATTTTTAGTACATAGAAATTTATATCCTGCTATGCCAGACTCTACTAGAGAAGCTGTAGAGGAGGCTATAAAAAACATACCTGAAGCCATTGATGGCGATCCTCAGTTTGTATTAGACACACTGACTGAGTTTTGGCGTAGAGAGATGGCTCGTAAGGTAGGAGAAACAGCCATAGATATATGGAATGGCGAGTCTACAAACTTTGGTGACTTACGCCAGATGGTAGATCAAATAATAAATCAGGATTCTGCTACAGGCATACTATCAATGCAGAGAGAAGAAACAGATGTAGAGACATTGTTTCAGGAATTTGATGAAGACCCTGATTTTCCATTCCCATTAACAACACTACATGATGAAGTGTCAGGAACCTACAGAGGTAATCTAGGGATTATCTTTGCTCGCCCTGAAAGTGGTAAGTCATCTTTCTGTGCTTTCCTATCTGCCGAAGCTTTACGCAGAGGGCATAGAGTTGGTTACATAATGAATGAAGAGACAGCTAAAAGAATGAAAGCTAGAATATTAACTGCCTACTTTAATGTTCATAAAGATAACTACGAAGATAGCCTAGAAGAAATGAAAGAAGTTTACAAAAGAGAGATAGAAGAAAAACTATACATTATGGACTCTGTAGGCTCAGACATAGCAGAGATAGACCAGTTTGCAAAATTAAATAAAATCGATATACTGTTTGTTGATCAGCTAGACAAAGTTAAGATAGGTGGTGAATTTAGCAGAGGTGATGAGAGATTAAAAGAGCTGTATGTAAACGCCAGAGAGATAGCCAAAAGAAATTTCTGCATGGTGTGGGCTGTATCTCAAGCTAGTTATGATGCTCATGGTAGGCAATTACTAGACTTTGCTATGCTTGATGGCTCTAAGACAGGGAAAGCTGGTGAAGCAGATATCATTATAGGTATAGGCAAAAATCCTGGCGAAGATGATGATACTAGATTTTTAAATGTATCTAAGAATAAGATATCAGGTTGGCATGGTCATGTTGTCTGCGAGATAGATAAATTAACAGGGAGGTACTACGAATGATTTTAACATTGGATGTAGAAACTACCTTTATAAAAACAGACAAAGGCTCTGATCCTTCTCCATACGCTGAGGGCAATCAGCTAGTGTCAGTAGGATTTAAAGAAGACGACAAGCCTGTTGAGTATGTATGGTTTTACCATGCGGATAGACCGCCTACAGAAAACAATATGCAGATAGTGCAAGACGCATTAGATAGAACAGATGTTTTGCTAGGTCATAATATTAAGTTTGATTTACAGTGGTTGTTTGCTACTGGTTTTACATACAGTGGTGCAGTTTATGATACTATGGTTTTTGATTATGTTTGGGCAAGAGGAGTCAAGGTGCCTTTAAGTCTTGATGAATGTTGTCGAAGGCATCAAACACCTACAAAAAAGAAAAAAGGTATATTGGAAAAATACTTGCAAGATGGTATGGGTTTTGATATAATACCACATGACATAGTAGAAGAATATGGAATAGCTGATGTACAGTCTACTTACGAGGTAGCTTTAAGTCAGTCAAAACAAGAGGGTAAAAGCATTGAGCAAATTGCAGCCTACACTGTGCCTGTCTTTTGAGGTAACGAGAGTCTTAGCAGAGATGGAAAAGGATGGCATCAAGATAGATCGTCAAGCCTTAAACAAAGTTAAGCATGAGTATACTTTAGAAGCTAATGAGCTAGAGAAATATCTTAACGAAGAGATTAAGAGAGTTATGGGTGATACCCCTATTAATCTTGCTAGTCCAGAAGATAGATCAAAATTATTATTTAGCAGAGGTGTTAAAAACAAAAAGACTTGGGCACAAACATTTAATCTTGGATATGAGGTTAGAGGTAACGCAAGAAAACCTAAGCGTAGAACTCCTATGTCAGATGTTCAGTTTAAAAGAGCAGTTGCTAATAACACTATAATACAATATAGAACAGAAGCTACTAGGTGCACTGTTTGCAGTGGTTATGGACGAGTGTCTAAAAAAAGAAAAGATGGCACATGGGGTAAGGCTAGATATATTTGCAAATCTTGTGGAGGTGTAGGTATAAAGTATATGCCTACTAGTCAAGTAGCAGGATTTAAACTATCGCCTATAAGTATTATGTCTTGTAGTACACAAGGTTTTAAAACAGATGCAGACGCATTATCACTATATAGGGAAAGAGGTAACGAAGAAGCATTTACTTTTATAGAACGCTATCTAAGATATAACGCAATAAAAACATATCTTAAAACTTTTGTAGAAGGTATAGAAAAAAATTTAGATTACAATGATCGCATACATCCTCAGTTTATGCAGTGTGTAACAAGCACTGGTCGTTTGTCATCTAGGAGTCCTAACTTTCAAAACATGCCTAGAGGCAAAACATTTCCAGTTCGTAGGGCTGTGGTTTCTAGATTTGAAGGAGGTCATATTCTAGAGGGCGATTATGCTCAACTAGAATACAGAGTGGCAGGATATCTTAGTCAAGATAAGCATGTTTACGAAAATGTCAAGGGTGGGGTAGATGTTCACAACTTGACAGCTACAATAATAACTGGTAAAGAAAAAGATGAGATAACAAAAGAGGAAAGGCAGAACGCAAAAGCACATACCTTTGCTCCTTTGTATGGTGCTACAGGAATGGGTTTACCTGAGCATATACATAGATATTATTCTGAGTTTACAGAAATATATCCTCAGATAGGAGAATGGCATTTGGATTTAGCTAAAAAAGCATTAAAATATAAAGTGGTGGCTTTACCATCAGGTAGGGAATACAGATTTCCCTATGTAAGAAGAACAGCTAGAGGAATTACTCATGGAACGAGTGTAAAGAATTATCCTGTACAGGGTTTTGCTACAGCAGATTTACTTCCGTCTGCACTTGTAGAAACCTTTAGGGCATTTAAGAAAAAAAATTTTAAATCCCTACTTTGTAATACAGTACATGATAGTATAGTAGTGGATGTACATCCTGATGAACAAGATCAAGTGATTGATGTTGTTAAAGAGTGTATGCTTTCCATACCCCAGCAAGCCAAGAGAAGATGGGGAATAGATTATGATATGCCAGTAGGCATTGAAATAAAAATCGGAAGCAACTGGTTAGATACTGAAGAAATTTTTTCAAATTAATGCTTGCATTATTTCGATATCTAATTTATAATAGTGTTAAGTCAACTCATAAGGAGTAATAATATGACACAATTAGCAACAAACGAGAAGGTAGACCTCGTAATTCCAAAAGATTTGGATAAAGTGTCTGCAGACCAGCTAGCTGAATTAATAGGTCAAAGAGAAGATAAGCCTGAAGGCGGAGATTCTTTAGCTAGACTATCTATTAATCATGCGCCTGAAGATGATGAGGGTAACACCTTACCTAGAGGTCAATTTGCTTTATACAATCCTGAAACAAAGGAAAAAGTATTTGGTAAAGATGTGACTTTTAGAATTTTTATTAGAAGGTTTATGTACAGTTTATGGGATAATGAGCAGGGTGCCTATTCAGTTCGCACTACGCAACAAGCCAAGCTCAATGATCAATTTCCTGATACAGAAGGGGGCTTTAAATGTGGTAAGCTTACCAAAAACGAAATTACGGAAATTGGTTTAGACAGCCCAGAAGCTGCTGCTTCAGCACTTGTTAAATGTAATCAAGTTCTATATGGTCTAGTAACAATAGCAGATGGCAAAACTGCTACTGGTGAAGATAGTCCAGTAGAAAATGTTCCTGTAGTATTTTATGGAAAAGGCTCAAGCTACAATGCAATATCTCAATACTTTAGAGATGTTGATAAGAAGAATTTACTTTCTCCTAATGTAGTAGCTAAGGCTCATTCTATAAAGCATAAAAATGGAGCAACCATTTACTATTCAACTAACTTGACTATTTCTGATACTGTAGATTTATCTAAAGACGATAGAGAGCTACTTGTAGCTTTTGCAGACAGGATAAATTCCTACAATCTCCGAGTGTCAGAAGAGCATGCCCAAGCAAATAATGGTGAGGGTGTGGATGCTATCGACCTTGCTGCTGTCGAAGCATAATGAGTGATATTCAAGTTTTCATACAAGATTTCTTGAGTAGAGCTACGAAGGGGGAGGCTGAAATGCCTCCTTCTTTAGTTGATGAGTTTAAAGAAGCTTGTGGTCAAGCTTTAGAAAAACAATTTTCTAGAGAGCCAAGGAAGTTTCGCCTACGCCTGTCTGGTATAGGTAAACCTTTATGTCAACAACAATGTGAACAACTAGGCATTGAGCAGTCGTTTAGTTACAACGCTATAATGAGATTTTTATTAGGTGATCTAGTAGAAGCTGCTTTAATAGCTGTTATGAAAGCTTCTGGTGTTAATGTAGAAGCTGAACAAAAACCTACATCTATAACTTTAGATGATACAAAAGTGACTGGAACATTAGATGTTATTATAGATAAAAAAGTATTTGATATTAAATCTGCAAGCCCTTACGCATATCAAAATAAATTTGGTGAGTTTGGTGGGTATCAGAAAGTAAAAGACGATGATCCTTTTGGGTATGTCGTACAAGGTTTTTCTTACGCAGAAGGTGAGAACATGCCTTTTGGTGGATGGATAGTAATGGATAAATCTTCTGGAGAAATTACAGTGTGTGAAGCTCCATCAACACAAGCACAAGAAAAGAAAGAAGCACTAGAATCTGCTACTGTAAATGTTCGTAAATTAAAGAAAACAAAAAGAGTAGAAAAACAATTTAAAGCTACAGATGAAATAGAAAAAGGTGAACCTACTGGTAATAAACTTTTACCTAGAGAATGTGGTTTTTGTGGATTTAGACATCACTGTTGGAAACATGCTAAGTATTTGCCTAAGCATACATCCAGAGCAAAAAACCCACCTTATGTGTGGTATACTAAGGTAGTAAAAAATGCCCATACTTAAAATGCACAATCTAACACTTGCAGATTATAAAGAAAATAAAAATGTTTTTTATGTTTACCCTGATAATTATTCTTTAATGGGTGGAGATGATATTATAAAACAATTAAGAAATAGTGATTATACTATTCCTATATATACAAAAATGTCTAAAAACCAACCTTTTATATATGAAAGAGGTATGGCTATGTTAGATGAGTCTATGGAAAAGATAAGGTATTTGTTAGGCAATAAAGCTATTATGTTTGTTTTGATGACTAGATTTTATGATGATATAGATTATGAAAACTCTGAAGAGTATCAAAGAACTATTATAGATGAATTAGAAATTATATTAAAATTAGAGAAACCAAAAAGTGTCAGGATATAGATTACCATATAGATCGAAGTTTGAGCTAAAGGTAGCTGCAGACTTAGGAAAACGCAAGGTAGACTTTCAATACGAAAAAATAAGTTTTGATTATGTTCCTAAAATAAGAAACTATACTCCAGACTTTTACCTACCAGAATCTAAAATATACATAGAAACAAAAGGAAGACTAACAACAAATGATAGAGTTAAACATCTTCTTATAAAAGAACAACATCCTGATCTTGATATAAGATTTGTTTTTGTTAATGCTAATAATAAGATTTCAAGAACATCTAAAACTACATACGCAAACTGGTGTGATAGGCATAAATTTTTATGGGCTGAAAGCTTAGTACCGATGGAGTGGCTAAATGAGTGACGATGATTTTTACAAGATAGAGTTTGCAAAGAATGAAAAGTTAAATGAATTTTTAAAAGAACTTAATTTAAAAGAAGGTAATATGTATATCATATTAAAACCTGAAGATGAAGGGTTTGAAATAGTAGGTGCAGATTTGCTACCTTCTGATTTAGACACATACACAGGAACTCAGATGTATATTTTGTTTGCTGGTCTTATGCAGATGGCTACGGCAGAGCAAGTAACTGTCATGGAAAAAGGCAATAAAATGATAATGGACGAATTAGAAAGAAAACGAGAAAGAGAGATAGAGGAGAGAGGAGACAATGTCATCGCATTTAAACCAAATAAAAACGACATCAATTAAATATAAATATAATGAACAAATTATTCTTAATCAAGTATATGCCTACATACAAGATACATATAAAGAACATTATTCAAAAAACAATTATCAAGCAACAGAATTTATTATAGATGCTGGTCATGGTACTGGTTTCTGTATAGGAAATATTATGAAGTATGCACAAAGATATGGAAAGAAAGGTGCAAAAAAAGATCGGAGAAAGGACTTGTTAAAAATAATTCACTATGCTATTATAGCATTATTTATAGAAGATAAGGAGGTTTAATGGCAACCGAAAAGAAACGAG